GACATGGTAATGATGAATTTGAAGAGTAAGCAGTATACCCGGCTCTGCACGTAGTGCTGAATAGGGCATACTGCGTAACTCTGATGTTACTTATTCATTACGTACATTGTTACTTCAAATCCAAAACGCATTTCAGTAGCTTGAGGTGTTGTCCACATAGTGTTATCCTTTCATAAAAGTATAGAAGCTTTATTGATTCTATACTAATAGTATAACACAATATGTGAAAATCGTTGTATGTATTTGTATTAATATTAACTAAGGAAATGTATGAGTCAGTTTATTAAGTTAGGTCCTTGTCCACATTGTGGATCAAGGGACAATCGTGCTGAGTATACTAATGGTTTCTGGTGCTTTGGTTGTAGTACATATGATCCAAAGAATGATACTAATTCTATCAGGCAACGTGTGTTTAATAAAGTTTCTATATCTAATGATAAAGAAACATTAGAAACAACAGAGGATATACCTATGAAAGCTATGCAATGGTTACTTAAATATAATATAACTCTTAAAGAAATTAAAAAGTATGGTATTAAATGGGAACCAATACGTAAGTTATTAGTTCTTATTCAACGTAAAGACTATTGGCAAGGTAGAAACTTTGGTTTTGGTAATATAAAATATATGTCTAATGGTAATAAACCCTTGACAATTTATGGAGAAGGTGATACACTATTAGTAGTAGAAGATGTTTTATCAGCAATTAAAATTGCCAGATTAAGACAAGAAGGTTACTGCGCTACTCCCTTGCTTGGCTCCTCTATGAGCAAGCAAGCTGAGCAGCAGCTAGTAAAAAGATATAAGAATATATCTGTTTGGCTTGACAGAGACAAGGCTAAAAATGCTGTACGTATTCGTAATAGACTACGCAGTTTAGGTGTTACAAGTAAGGCTATTATCACACCACTTGACCCTAAAGAATATAACAGAACGGAGATACTTAAATGGTTGAAGAGTTAATAATTAATTTATTTTGTAATGATAAATCATACTATGATAAATATTATAAACATATTAATTTAAATTATATTAAAATTAATTTTGTTAATATATATAAATTGTTTTTAGTTGTTGCTAATTTTTATGAGAAAAATAACAACAACTCTATTAGTAAATCAGATTTAGAAATTGCTTATCATAGTAATTATTTATTAGAAGATAGTGAACGTGATGAACTATCTAATACAATAACTAGAATACTAGATCATGATGTTAACATACAAAATGTAACAGAGTATCTTAACTCTCATCGTAAGCGATGCTTATCTGGAGAAATAGCTAAGCTTGCATTAGATGTTGAAGATGGTAGTGCTGAACCTCATGAGCTTATAGAAAAGTTACAAGAATTTGACCATGAAAAAATTGAAGATGATACAATAGAATCTGTTAACATGGATCTAAATGATTTGTATCAATCGCAGGTAGCAACTCCAGGGTTGCGATGGCGATTGAATTGGTTAAACAAATCATTAGGTTCATTAAGACAAGGTGATTTTGGTTTTATATTTGCAAGACCAGAAACAGGTAAGACTACCTTCTTAGCTTCAGAGATGACTCATATGATAACCCAAACAGAGGGAGACATTCTATGGTTTAACAATGAGGAGCAGGGTAAGAAGGTAGCAGTAAGATGCTATCAAGCATTACTTGGTAAAACAAACAAAGAATTGTTTGATGATTTAGAAAGTAATGCTAATCAATACAAAGAACGTATACAAGATAGGCTAAAAATATATGACTTTGAAGACTCATCTAGAGCTAATCGTATTGAACAGATTATTAAAACAACTAACCCAGCTTTAATAATCTTTGATCAAGTAGATAAGATAAAAGGTTTTAAAGCAGATAGATATGATCTTGAACTCAAAGCTACATATCAATGGGCTAGAGAGATTGCTAAAATGTATGCACCTGTAATAGCTGTGAGCCAAGCAGGCGGAACAGCTGAAGGTAAGTTATGGTTAACTATGGATGATGTTGATAGTAGTAAGACAGCCAAACAAGGTGAGGCTGACTGGATACTAGGTATTGGTAAAGAACAAGATAATACAAGTAACATGAGATTTTTAAATATTAGTAAAAATAAATTGTTAGGTGATAGTGATACATTGCCTGACCTTAGACATGGCAATGCACAAGTCATGATTAAACCAGACATAGCGAGGTACAACGAGATATGAGTTACTTAGTATTAGATGTAGAAACAACAATTAGTAATAAAGGTAATCCATTTGATAAATCAAATAAACTAATGATGATCGGTTTACTTAGTGATAAAGAAGTAGGAGTGTATGATATAGAATACTCCGTTGACCCCTACAAGGAATTGCTTAACAACATTCAATTAGCCGTGGATGCAGCAGATGTGCTTGTAGGGTTTAATATTAAATTTGATCTACATTGGTTACGTAGATATGGTATTGATTTTAGTAAGAAAAGAATCTGGGACTGTCAATTAGTAGAGTTCATTCTTCGTAATCAGTCTGCGGCGTATCCTTCGTTGAACGCCACAGCTGAGTACTACGAATTAGGAACTAAGTTAGATGAAGTAAAAGAAAACTATTGGAACAATGGTATTGATACAGATAAAGTACCTAAAGAAGTATTAGCTGAGTATCTTAAACGTGATGTAGAATTAACTGAACAAGTTATGGCAGAACAAATGAAAGAGTTAGCTAAACGCCCAGAGTTAAAACGATTGATCTCTTTACACAATCAAGATCTGCTTGTGTTAGAAGAGATGGAATTCAATGGTCTAAAGTATGACTATGACAAATCAACTGTACTAGGAGATGAACTTGAAGAACAAATATCCAAACTTAACAAAAGACTTTTTAGTTATCATGCTTACGATAATTTTAATCCCAATTCTAACGATCACCTATCTGCTTTTCTTTACGGTGGGACTATTAGCGAACGTTTTCAGAGCCCCAATGGACATTATAAGACTGGCAAACGTGCAGGCGAAGTTAAGTATAAATGGGAAGAACGAGAAAAAGAATTCAAAAGACGAGTCAAACCATTAGAAGGATCTGAATTAAAGAAAGAGGGTTTCTTTAGTACTAATGAAGATACACTTAAGAAACTTAAACCTAACAAAGAAGGACAAGATATATTAGATATACTATTAACTAGAACTACCTTGGAAAAACGTAAGTCAACTTACTACCAAGGCATAGTTAAACTAATTGATGAGATGAACTGGGATAAGAATACTATTCATGGTCAACTCAATCAATGTGTGGCTAAGACTGGTAGGTTAAGTAGTAGTAAACCTAACCTACAGAACTTTGATGGAGAGATTAAAAGTCTCTTTACAACTAGATATGGAGAGTAAAAATGAGTAGAGATGATTACATAGGAGTTTCAAATCAAGACGAAGAAGAAGAATGGCAACGTAAAGAACAACAACAAGCTCAAGAAGAAGCACATAAACATTTTGTAATACAAGAATTTAGTGCTATAGTATTAGCAGATGGACCAGCCTCAACACTGGGACAGATGTCTAAAGAAGCTCATGATGAAATACGTTCAACAATTATACATGAGTATACTCGTAGATTAGTAGAAGCTAACCAAGGATTATAATATGTTATTAAATGCAGATGCTAAAGCTCTTGAGTGGGTATGTGCTGCTTATCTATCACAAGATAAAAAAGCTATTCAAGAGATACATGGTGAAATTGACCAACATTCTGATAATCAAAAAAGATTTGGATTACCATCTAGATTAATAGCTAAGACATTTGTCTTCAGGTTAATCTATGGTGGTAGTGCATTTAGTTATGCTAATGATCCAAACTTTAAAGAGATCGGAGATGAAACATACTGGCAACATGTGATTGATCAATTTTATAAAAAATATACTGGTCTTAAAGCTTGGCATGATGAAATCTTTTTGCGTGCTAAAAAAGATAATAAACTTACTATGCCAACAGGTAGAACATATGATTACCTACCTGAGATAAACTCACAAGGTAATCTAAAATATCCACGTACTAGAATATTAAACTATCCAGTACAAGGATTAGGTGCTGACTTAATGGCAATCGCAAGAGTGTCATTACGTAACAGACTAGCGGGAGTTGAAGGAGTTAAACTAATTAATACTGTACATGATAGTATCATGCTTGACTATGATCCAAAGGTATGTTATACTAATAGTATAGTTGAAATAGTTAATAACTGTTTCAATGATATACCAAAGAACTTTAATATGTTATTTGGTAAAGATTTCAACTTGCCTATGCGAGTTGATATACAAACTGGATCTTCTTGGGGAAACCTAGAAGACGTTAAATAAGGAGAAGTTATGCAAGTAAATGTCGTTGATGTATCAAACTTAAATACGCACACTGCGAAGAATGGTAGACAATACCAATCAATCGAAGTGATGTATAAGAATGATCAAGGTCAAGCTCAGAATAAAAAGCTTATGTCTTTTGCTAATCCATCTGTGTTTAAAGCAGCTCAAGATTGGACAAAAGGTGATGTTGTACACGTAAGCACTGAGAAAGATGCTAATGGATACTGGCAATGGACAGCAGTAGGTGGTGCAGATGAAGTCTCTGATAAGAGATCTGATGATGCTCCAGCTGCTCAAGGTAATGCAGCAAAAACAACAACTAGAGTTTCAGGTAGTAACTATGAAACAAAAGAAGAACGTGCTGCAAGACAAGTAATGATAGTCCGTCAATCATCTATTAGTAATGCAGTTGCAACGTTAGCTATAGAAGGTAGTAAAGCTACAGCTAATGATGTAATTAGTTTAGCTCAACTGTTTGAAAGTTATGTACTAGGA